CTGTCCCCCAGGAAGAATGGGACGGCGACCCGTATTACACCGACTCGCTGCTGGTTTCCGGCCTGTCCGAATCAGAATTGCACGACCGACTCGAGACTACCGCGCTGATCCTGACGCATGGTGAATCACCCGCGCTGGACAAATGGCGCAAGGCCCTGCACGGTTCCTGAAAACCCCGTTTGAACTCTGGAGAACACGACCATGCCAGCACCATTGCCACTCCCCGAAATACATCCCAACGGTTCCGGCCAGAACAGTCTGCTGGGACAAATGGTCGATGCCGTCAACGCATTGAAACTCGCTGCCGATGCGATGCGGGAATCGTACCCGCACATGCGAGACTACTACACACTCGACCCGGCGATCCATTCTGAGGCCGTCAAGCAGCACCAGGACCGGATCAGCCGCATCGAATCCCTGATTGAGGAATACGAATCAATCGCAGTGGCGATTGCCAGTCTGTAACCCGTAAACCCTGGAGAACACGACCGATGGAATACGAAATCTACATCCGCGCTGAAGATGGCCGCCACAAATTGGACAACCCGCCAATGTCTCTAGAGGACGCGCAGGAAAAGGCAAACGAGTGGTTGGGCAGAATCGCCGAATGGACATCGGAAACGCGCGCAGTGTCGATGTATGGTCAGGTGTTGACCATCGAATCAATCAACTAGAAACCCCGTTACCAGGAGAACTACGATGAAACGACAATACTACGCTGCCGTTTGGGACGCGCTCACCGATATGGCAGACTTCGACGCCGCGATTTACCAGAGTGACAACGGCAACTATCGGGCACTCACGTTCAGGCCATTCGGCTGGGAATGCGTCACGCAATTCGTCGACCCCGACCACTACGGAGTCGAGGATACCGACGACTTCGAGGGCGTGGAGGATTTCGTTGACCATTGCATGGAGGTTTTTGAATGAGACGACCCCACACCACAATCAATATCCTACGAGATATCCACGATGTCGCCGATTTCCTGGCGATGGAACTGGATGGCAGCGACTGGCCCCATCAGCAGAAAGCCGCCGAACGAGTGATGATCTGGTCACAACGCATGATCATGTGGCACAAATCCATGACCCGTAAAACTGGAGAAAAGGCAAATGACACTACCTAATTCTAGCGTGATGCCCTCGCCCGCACTGTTCACCCTGACCGAATGCGCGCGAGGGTCCGATTGTTTCCCCGTTATGTAGGAGGACGAGTGATGCAAACCGCAGCCATAATCCTGCTGATATTCGCTGGCATCGCAGCGGTCGAGACGTTCGTTGATCGCAACGAGTGGTAGTGCTACCATTGTGGCAGGGGACAAGCGGACGTAACGGGCCGCGATGGGCGAGGACTGGCTCTCCAGCGGTCCTCGCCCGTCCCCTTTTAACGGGTACGCCAAGTCCGCAACGTCACGCCCGCTTCACGGCACGCAATGGACGCGCGCAGGAAGTACACCGCCTCGCCTGGCTTCCGCCGCAGCAGCAGCACGACGCCCGGCGTGCGCCCGGTGACGACGCCATAGAGCAGGGCTTGGCCGATGGATTCCTTCCACTTTTTCACCCACTCCACTTCCCATGCGAACTCATCGGTCAGCACGTCCACCCTGCTGCCATCGACAGTCCGGTGTTCCGCCTCGCCGCCCCACTTCCAAGCGAGGTACTCCGACCACGCCGGTTCGTACGCTGTGGGTCCAGGCGGGTCCATTACTCGTCGAGGACTCGGGCCTTGATGCCATCCTCAGTACCGAGTATTTCCAAGTCGAACTCGATGGGACCGCCGGTTTTCTCGATCACCGCAGGTGCAACGACTGGCACGGGATCACCGCTGTCGAAGGCTCCCGCCAACCCCATGCCACCGGCCAACCCGCCACCAAGGATTCCCAACCCGGCCATGATGGGCAACAGGCTGCTCGACTGGTTGACAATCGTCGCCGGGTGACTCGGGTACGTCCCGACATCAATGTCACCGAGACCGCATTCCTTGGCCATCACACGCCTCCTGATCTTCAGACGCTCAACGACATCATGCGACCAGACGTTAGCCAGCAGGCTCTTCTGCCTCGACTTCGACTGATAGACCGCTTGCGCTGCGTCGTCCATCGGAAATTTCCTCAACGTACTCCCGGTCCATGCTGGCGAGGTCCGACATGGCCGCTTCCTGGTCGTCGCCGATGCGGAGAGCGAGCGCGACCGCCTCAATCAAACGGCCACGCTCGTCCAATTCCACGAGCCGCCTCGCCTCGGCCCGCTGATCCTCAGTCGTCAGCATCAGGCTGACGGGTTAATCGGAGCCTCACGCATGAGCAACTGCCGGGCAGCAGCCGACTCCATTACGTCAGGCTCGCTCAACGTCTTGGTGAAGACACGGTCCAGCATCACGAGCGTCACCTGGCTCGCATCACTTGCCCGACCGATCCGCTCACCAGCCGCAGCCTCGAGCAACGATTGCAAATCAACAGAACTCGGCATGTCTCTACTCCTTGGGTGTCACCCGGACCCTAACGATGGCCCGGAAGTTTCGTTTCCACATTTCCAATGCCTCGATCCTCGCAACCAAGGCGGTATTGTCGGCGGTCGAACCAGCCGGTCCCTGCTGTCCTGCTGGCCCCTGTTCGCCAGCAGAACCCGGCTCTCCCGCTGGCCCACGCTCCCCCGCTGGGCCACGCTCGCCAGCCTTACCCGGCGCAGCAGGCTTGCCATCCTCCAATGCGTCGAGGCGTTTCTTCAGTTCAAGGATCTCCCGCGTCCTGTCCTTGTCGCCCCAACTGCGGTAGTCACCGTCGATGGGAGCCATCTGCTGGGCCTTGTGCAGGAAGGCCATGAGAACCGGCTGAGTCGGGGACATCAACAGCTTGCTGTCACCAACCCGGCCTCCGTGCGTCACCACGCCAACCAGCTTGTCACCCTGAAACACGCCCGTCCCGCTGTCACCGGCACGGCACACGCCATCGAAGACGGTGAACACCCGGCGCAGGTACATCCTCCGGTTCACCAAGTCGTACCGCTGTTCACCCTCGGACTTCACTCCCAGTTCAAACCGGCCACGCTCGTTGATCGTGTAGAACGGCTTGGAATGGATCGGAACCGTGGCGACCGTGGCAACCTGCGAGTACCCGCTGGCAGCGGACAGCAGGGCCAGGTCATCCTTGTTGTCCACGGCAACAACCTTGCCGGACGCAGCCTTGCCGTCGATCTTCAGCACCACCTTGGAGCCAACCTTGCCCACGCAATGAGCAGCCGTGACTCCGTACACGGTCGACCCATCGGAATGGATCAGGGTGCATCCGCCGCCTGAGACGATACGCACCGTCGCACGCTTGGCCTCCGGTGACTCCGGTGGAGACACCAAGGGTGCCCACACATAAACCAGAACCGGAGCCAGTGCAGCCAGTATGGAATATGGTCTCTGCATGTCGGAATCGTACCTCCATAGGATTATAACGTCAACCAGATGACTTGCCATTCTGGATCTTGTGCTTGATTGCCTCGAATCCACCCACCACCAGCAGAAGTTCCAGGATCGTGGTGATCTCCCCCTTGTCGAAGTTGGAGGCGTTCATCCAGAGAAATGTTGTCAACCCGGTGAAGATCACCGCGATTCTCAGAATGCCCCAGAACGGGTGCTTGCCATTGATTTTGACCATCCTTGGATCTCCGTTAGAGTATGTTTGCAACACCCACGCAGGATGCTACGGTGTGCCGGGGGCAGGCACGGACGCCTGCTCCCGTTATATCCTTCAAGGTTCGCTGAATGTCCATTGCTGAGCGGATCGCCACCGAACGCATGTCCCTTGCGATGACGCAGGAGGAACTTGCCAAGCTGGTCGGGACACGCCAGCCAGTTGTCTCGCTTTGGGAATCGGGGCGGCAGGAGCCATCACTGAACTACGCCGCCCGGCTCGCCAAGGCTTTTGATGTCACCCTAGATTACTTGGTCTTTGGGTCCAGATGAACCTCGACTCGCGGATCGTCCTTGTCCGTCTTCTGGATCGGGTACTTGTGAGACCACTCCTTGTCGTCAACTTCCAGTGCGTCGGCGATCCCGTCAAACGCTGACTTCATCGTGGCAATCAGGTTGTCACCGTCCCTCCGATGGGCCGTCCTGTTGTAGAGAACCACCTGCACCTTGGCCCTGCCGTAATCACCACCCCCTCCCTGCTCCCTCAGTGCCAGGTCCGTGGCCACCGTGGCTACCAGACGGTACTTCTTCGTGGCCCTCGCCTTCCGGCCCCAATGCACCCGAGTGTTCGGGCTAAGTTCCTTCGGCGGCAACGGCAGCGTGATCACCAGCATGACACTCATTCAGACACCATGCCAATCAGTTCCTCAGAAAGCTCGACGTAGTAGGGGTCCAGTATCTGCCCACTGTCCACCCAGTAGTCGACGACCGCGATGACATCCCGGCCCGTCACTTCCTTCACATGCTCCCGGTCGAACTCGCCCTTCCTGGCCTTCACGCACAACGCGCCCACTACCCCGTGCTTGGGGCACTTGTGGACCCACTCGTGAGTCACCGCGTCCACCGTCACCATCAGGCTCGGGATGTCGTACTTGCCACCCATGCACCTGATGATGTGGTGGACAACCTCCGACCCCCACTTCGGTGGACCCAGCCAGTTCCTCGCAACCGCACGCCACCCGTCGCCACGCGCCACAGGACGAAGTTCATCCTCTGGATTCTCCTCCAGATAACGACGCACCGCCTCACGATCCCGCCTCAATGCCCAGTGCCTCCTGCAATTCCGCCCGGAATCGGGCGTCCCGACCCAGAGTATACAACAACCGACGCTGTGCCGGACGCTCGATCAGCGGAGGCTCCTCGATCAAGTCCATGTTCCCCTCGGTAGGCTTGAACCGCCACGACTCCTCGGGAAACCGCTGGTCAAACGCCTGCCACTCGGCCAGCGTCTCGGGGTCGGGCGGCACATCCTGGTCCTCGCACAGGCTCAGGTACTCAGAAAGGGGCCTCCTCTTCGCCGAGTCCGTCGAGGACTTGCTGCTCGGACTTGAGGAACTCGACCTTGTTCGCCCGGAAACTGATGTAGGTGCGGCCATTGTAGACTCTCCCCTGAATTGTCCCGTCAACCGAGATCACCATGCCCACCGTGCAGTTGCGAATCAGGTCGTCCTTCAACGCGCCGAAGGCAGAGAACTCGATTGGGTTATCCACCCACTCCTGCCCCTTCTGCACGGGCTGGGCAATCACCACCGAGGCGAGTGATCCCGTCCCGCTCTTGAAGGCGATCTCGTCAATCGACCGGACCTCGCCCTCAACAAGACACCTGTTCCTCATTGTTTCAGCCATTCCTCGCTCCTCCCATAGTCAAGTCTGGTCGGCACCGCACTTCCAGTACCCACCTTTCACCGGGTCACCGTAATGATTGAAGCGACCCCCCGGCGACGGTCCCCCCGATCCCTTCGTACCTTCCAACATCTTCCACTGACGCTCGATACGCTCGGCGTGCTGCTCCCTGCTGATGATTCCCCCGCACTCCATGCAGGTCAGAACCGTCTCCCGCTCACTGTCGTAGAGAGTGGTGGTGTCCAGCGTGTATTCGCCCGTGTGACTGCAATCGCTGCTCATTACCTGCGCCCCCTGCGGTACTTCGACATGATCCGATCCACTTCATGGCGACCCATGCTGTGCGGGATGTAGTTGTGCAGGCTGGCTTGGGGCCAGAACCCTGTCTTCTGATGATACAGGGCGCGGGCCGTGGCCGGATTGCCACCCGTGTTGGCTGCAATTCCCAGACACTTGTCCCACGCCTTCTGCTCCTCGCCACGCCACGACTGCTTGCGGACAACCTCCTTGAGTTCAGCATCCACCAGCGACTCGGGCCAGCCGGTGCGGACATGATGATGACCACACATCGGGCAGTCCCCACGCCTGCCACCCACCCAGACGTAGGAACACTGGGGACAATGAGACTCGCGAGGCTCCTGGTTCTCCTGCCTCTCCTTGATACGCTTCTCGATAGTCACCCTCGGCTTCAGTTCGTAATCGTGATCCTCGGTCGGCCACCCGAACCGGGCCACGTTGCCGCCATGATCAATCACCAAGCCGTGAGTCTTTTCTTGGAACCTGCGGAACAACCGGCCCGTGGTCTGGACGTACTGCACGAGACTCTTCGTGGAGAAGGCCAGCACCCCGGCCTCAACCCACGGCGCATCCCATCCGACACGACAGACACCCACGTTGCAGATCACCTGCACGTCACCGTCTCGCAGACCGTTGAAGATCTCCTCACGACCCTTGCGAGACGACGTGGATCGCTGCGGAGTCTCGGCGTCAACATGCTCCGCACTCACTCCATTCTTGTTGAAGACCGAACACAGGTGCAGCGAGTGCGACACGCCACTGGCAAAGACCACGCTCTTCTTGTCACCGGCAATCCGCTTCCAGTTGGAGTAGACATCACCCACCAGCTTGGTTGTGTTGTGCCGCTCCTCCACCGCAGACTTCGTCCAGTCCCTGCCGCTGGTCGCCGCCCCACGCATGTCAACCTCCCAAGGCATATACACACGGCACGGGACAAGGAACTCGGGGGTCAGGTCGCCATACGTCCCGCCCACGATGATCTCTTCCCAGAAGCCACCACACTCCTCGGGCGTGGCAGTCAACCCGATGTGGTGAGCCTGACGGTAATCCTTGAGGATCACCTGGTAGTCGTTGGCCGTGGCCTTGTGAGCCTCGTCGACAATCACCAAGTCGGCAGCAGGCTTCGGCGTGGACTCACGCTGGTAGCAGCGGGAGAACAACGTCTGCTTGGTGCAGATCGTGATGTCCGAGTAACTGTACTCCTCCCCAGCCATCAGCATCGAGTGGGGTATCTCGGCCAGCGTCAGCTTCTCGTGCAACTGGTAGACCAGTTGGCGGGAGTCCGCAACACACAGCACCTTCATGTCCTTGGCACGAGCCAGGTAGATGATCGCCGAGGCGACCACCGTCTTCCCGTACCCGCATGGAGCCTGAAGAATGATGTGCTTGCGGCCGCCCGCCATCGCCGCCCGGAGATCCGAGATCGCATCCTGCTGGTGCTGACGCAAGGTCCACGCACCTACCTCAAGCGTTGTTGGCATCAATCACCGTCTCCGCTTCCGTGTCCACGACTCGCCCCAACACGCGGTCAAGGAAATCGCCCTCGCCCGCCTTGGCGTTGATGGCAATCAGCACCTTCCGTGCCACCGAGGGCGTGGCCTTCGCGTCCTCGATGGTCGCAATCCTGCCATCGGTGGCATAGGCCACGCACCTGTTCGCAGTATCCTGATCACGCACGCCCATTCCGGTGAGCCGATCACGGAGTACCTCGACGTTGCTCCTGCGGCCCGGCTTCTTGCTGCCGTTGCCCTCCTCCTGACGCGGAGGCTCCTGCTTACGCTGGGCAGGCGCATCCTGCACCGAGGCGTTCCCGTCATCATCCTCACCGGCAGGAGCAATTCCCACCACCGACGCCAAGGCGTACCGGCGCAGGTAGGTGAGGGCAGACCCCGCCCCATGAGCGTCAGGCTTGGTGGCCTTGAGCGTGAACGTGGAGAGCAACCACTGGCCAGACTCGTGGGCCAGGATAGTGGTCAACCCGATGTCCCACTCGCTGCCGCTGGGCAGTTGGGTGACAGACAGTCCGTTGTCTGTCAGCGGCACACGGGCCGCGTCCCAAACCGCCGTGAGGTCAGTGTAGCTTGACTTGAAGAACGGGTTCTCGGCATTGCGCTGCGGATTCTTGATCGCCGCCTGTGCCTTCGCCAACGCCCCGAACAACTGGTCAACCTGAGCGGACATCGTAATCGTCTGTCCGACCGCCACCGGGGCGTTCAGGTCGTTGTCATCTTGCATCTGGTGAAACAACGTCTCTTCGTGGACTGACTGATCCATTGCACAATTCCTCTCGGTAAATGGAAACTTCGGCGGGTGCATCAATCCCGACCTTCACATGACTGCGAGTGATCTCAGTGATCGTGATCACGATGCTGCCGTCCAGAACAATCTTCTCTCCAAGACCCCGCTTGAGTATCAGCATCACCACTCCTCCTTCGTGCTGGGTAGGAAGGATTGTAGCTTCACCGTTCCTGATGTTCAACAGGCCGGTGGATACAATTCCGAATTTTATCCAAATCCAATTCAGACAGGGCACGGTCCCTGCCGAAGATTCTTCCAATACCCTCGGCCAAGCAGATGCGCCGAACGTAGCTCCCGCACACACCCAGCCTCTCAGCCGCCTCGGTCGTGGTGATGTACTCGATTGTTGTGCCCATTGATTCCTCCAATAGTAGCTACAGAGTTACCGTGTTGTACCACATGCTGCGGTGTGCGCACAGCGAGACCGCTAGATCTTGTGGTTCGATGCCGAGGCTACCCACCGAACAGGGACTTGATCTTGTCTTCCTTCACCCGGTAGGACCGGCCCGGTGGCCGGAACGTGGGGAGGCCAGTGAACTTGCCTCTGGTGTGGCGGTAGGACAGTATGCGGTCCACCAGTTCCTGCTTGTCGGTCTCTTTGAGAAACATCCGCATCGAGACCTTGTAGGGAGTGCCGGTGTACTTCGTGTGCCAGGTCGCAGCGTAACGACGCAGGGTCTTCAGTTCGGAGTTCTGAATGTGACCCCACCGCAGGGCGGTGATCGCTTCCTCGCGGGACATCTGCCTCACGATGGGGAGATACTGCTGCCGATCCTCCTCGTTCCTGGCAACCTTCTCGGCCCGCTCCTCAGCACTCACGCCACGCTGGTCCCTTGGCACTGTCTTCACGATCTGGTTGACGATCTTGCCCTTGAACCCCACGTCCACAACCTTCAGCAGATCCGTCGCGTCACCCGTCTTGGCGTACTGTTGATAGGCGTCAGCCACTCCACCCAACTGGGTCATCGCACCAATCTGCACGCTGGGATCGACACGCTTGCCACGCCTCGCTTCCTCCAGCCGATTGAGAATGTTGCCCTCTGCCCACGTCCACAGGTCATGGGCCACCTGGTTCTCCTGCCGCGTCCGCTTGGCAGCAACCAGTTGCTCCTGCAACAACAGGTCGCCCGGCTTCAACTTCAACTTCCTCTCGATGGATGCAGGACTCGAACGGCCCCACTCCCTGTCCAGTTCGTGCAACTGGTTGGTCGGCTCGTATGCCCAACGCTTCTTGCCACGGTGAGGCATCGCCCTGCCGAACAACTGCATCAATCCGCCGGTCGGGAAACCACCGGCCATCCCCGCAGACCGGATGAACTTGTCAACCGCCTCAGACAGTGTGTCCGACGCCTTCGACTCACCCTTGCTCGGCCACTGGGCACTCCGCTCGTCATCCATGTATTGCTGGAACGCCTTGGAAAAACCGGCTGCGGAAGCAATCCCGTCCAAGGCCACACCGCTCAGGATCGTACCCCGGACCCGGCGGAACCCCGGAGACATCTGTTTTTTGTCTTCCAGAACCGACCCGGCCACCACGTTGATGGCATCACCGAAGATCAGCCAGTTGCCCATGGCCTTGCGGAGAACCTCGATGGAATGGTCGCCGTAACCCATGCCCTCGACCTCCTCCATTTCCTCGTCGTCACCCCACATCGCGGCCAAGGCATACTGAACGCCAGTCCCCATGCCATACACCACCGCTGATTGGGCCGCGTTCACAGTGGCAAGAGTTCCCAAGAAGGGGGCAGCAGCCTTCCACTTGTCCTCGGAAGCCATGAAGTCGCTGTATGCCTTCAGGGTGATGTTGAAGTTCTTGTTCCTCTGGCTGGAGAACATCGTTGCCAGCATCTTCAGAGACGGGGACGACCGGCCCACCATCCCCATCGTTGACGTGGTCAGTGGATCCCACGTTGGCTGAGTCATGTCCACCACGTCCACCGCACGGTCGCGAGTGAAGGCCATCAGTTCGTCACCCTCAAGACCCTGCTCGATACCCTCGTTCTTCGCAGCCTGCCAGATGGACTGGATCACCACCTGATCCATCTTCTTGATCATCCACATGGCAACCTGGTCCACCTTCCGCTTCATGCGACCGTAGCTGCGGTTCTCCACCCCACCAAAGAACTCCAAGGCCACGTTGCCCGTGTAGTCAGGGGACATGATCTGCTGGCCACCCGACGTGATCCTCTGGGCCAACGTACCCGACCACTCCATGATCTCGCCAAGCGTCTCCGAACTGAGACCCTTCAACCCAGCCACCATCTTCATCGCGCCCAGCTTGGTCGCAGCGGTAATGAACGATGCCACTTGGTACAGGGCAATGTGAGGCTTGAGGCCCAGTGCCGCGATGTGAGAATTGTTGATCAGCTTGCGAAGACCCTCCTCCATAGCCGCATCCGACTGCTTCTTGGCCAAGCCACGGAAGTCGGCAATCGTCTTCTCGATCTGGCTCGTCCATGTGTCATGGTGTTCCTGAGTGTTTCGCAACGCATTCTGGACAGGAGTGGAATGCAACATCGACAACGCATCAGTGATCGCTCCGTGCATGGACACGAAGGAACCCGCCCGGTTGATGTGCGAGAAGTAGACGCCGAATGCGTCACTGATCGAGATAGCAGCCGTTGACGTGGACCGGCTCTTGAAGATGGGAATGTGGGCCAGAGAATCATTCAGAAACTCCTGCATGATGTTCTCGGGACTCGACTCACGCTGCTCGCTGTCCCGCGTCCTCGGCCAGTAGTTCTCGTGCATCTGGAGTTCGTAACCAAACTGCCTCAACCACTCCTCGTTGACCTTCTCCCCCATCGTCTTGCTGATGTACTCCGAGAGAGCAGCAGCAATCTGCAATTCCTGCGGAGACATGCTCTGCTCGACGGCAACCACGTCCTCTATCGTCAGGCGGACGCTGTCCCCCTTCTCCCTATCCTGGCTGCTGATGAAGATCCCGTTACTGTCATCAGCCAGTATCTCGGCACGGGTGTAGCGGTCCTGAAGGTGCAGGAACAATCCGATCTTCTCACCCACCGTCAGCGTCAACGACTCAACCCTCGCTCCGCTCTTCGATGAACGGGCGGTGGGCAGTTCGATGACCGTCTGCACCACGTTCTCGCCACCGATACGGCTCATGGAACCGAAGGCTTTCGGGGAGATACCGGCAGCAGCCAACGCCCCCCTGATGTGAACCAGTCCAGCGTTCTGTATGGAAGCGAACTTGTCCCTCGCACGACGCAACTGCGTGGACATCAGTTCGTAGAACACGCTGTCCTTGCCGCCAAGAAGATAAGCCAGCGTGTCCACACTCGCCTGATCAAACCAGAGCAGACGCTTGAACCAGTTCATCTTCTTCCTGGCCCTGCCGGTCCCAACCTTCACCCCCCTTGCCTTGTTTGACCTCTCGGTGATCTCGTCCGCACCGAGTTCTTCAACCTGCACCCGGTCCTCTTCAAGACCCCTGACCGTGATCACTCGCTTCAGTGCCATCTGGTGAAGCATCGACTGGATCTTCTTGGTGACTGCACGCAGGTCTGCGGCTGACATTTCCGTGGCAGGAGTTACACCGTCGTCGTACTTGGCGAGAACGTCGTTCGCCTTGTCAATCAAAGGCTGGGGGATCTGACCCACACCGTCCTCGGCAGCAGCCTCCAACAGGCTCTTCATCCGATCTATCGTCTTCTGCGTGTGGTTGGTCAGGCGCAGGCCCGACAGAATCTCCTCGATCTCCTTCTTGTACTTGGGATCTATGTTCGACTTGGCAACACTGGCCTCCAGCGCACGGAGTTCACTCAAGGCCGCAGCATGTTCGTACTTCTCATGCAGCGTGTTCAACGCCTTGACCGCCTTCTCCATTGCAACCTTGCCACGAGGAGTGCCCACCCTCGCACGAGCAAGACGCTGAAGGATCTTCAGGACGTTTCGCTTTTCCACGCCGTCAGGCAACTGCTGGGCAGAACTGAGTATGTCTTGCCACGTCATGCCCTCGTTGACAACAGCAGCCGTGTAACCCGCCCGCGCCGCCCGCCTCTGACGACCCAGAGAAATCTTCAGCAACTTCCTGGCCGACATTTCGACCGTCTCGCCCTCGGTCCAGCGTATCTGCTGGTTCACCACCACCCGGCGAGAGGGCAGATCGATGGCCCTGTTCCAGATCTGCTTCATCCGCTCCATGATCGAACGGGCAGGTGCAGCCTTCACGCTCTTGATTGCCTGATGCCTCTGTGCAGCCTCCGGTAGCGTCGGGTCGATCTGCGCGGCGAGGTCGATCCAGCCGGGAATCTGCTCCTGCTGCCACGCCTGAGTCTTGGCCGCAGCCTCCCCCTCGCTGTCGGCCATGACGATCCGCTGGGAACCGTCCTCGAAGGTGACGACGTATTCGAGGGTGACAGGCAGATCCAGCATCTTGCTGATCTCAGCGTCCGTGATCAGCCACCGGCTCTTTCGCTTGGCCTTCTTCTTCCTCGGGTCACGAAGGTTGAACGGAGGGTACTGCCGCAGGAACTCGATGATCTTCTTCTTGGTCAGACGCACACTGGACTTGGCAGCAGCCTCAGCCATATACACCAGCAGCTTGGTCGTCGCCCGGACCATCTTGTCGGTGATCGGGAAGATGGAGCCGGGCGTGTGCCCCTTGGCTACGTCCTTGACAGCCTGATTGATCTCGTCAAGGATGCCGCCCAACTGATCATTGGTGACAATCGTGTTGCCACGACCAGCCTCGTACAGTGCCTTCTGCCACTTTGGCATACCAGACGTGTCAATCGGCACGTCCTGCTCGGCAGCAGCCTGGCTCTCAGCAACAGCCTCGGACTGACCCTGAGCCTTGAGTTCGTCCACCCTCGCAACAGGAACACTGACCGTCGTTCCCTCGTTGTCGTGTTGGACAGCCTGCTCTGGCTCTGCTTCAAGAGGAGCAGCTTCTGCTGGGGCGGGGGCGGCTGGGGCAGGCGTCGACACATCGTCAACAATCTGCGAAGGGTCCAGCGCAACTTGCCCGTCCCCGGATTCCCAGACTGGAGTTCCTGAGTAAGAGGATTCTGTTCTGACCACACCCTTAATGGACGCTTTCTCAAGCAATTCCAGCAACCGAGAGTTCTTCTTCTCCCCCTCCTCCGTGAAAAAGAATACTCCGTTCGGAGGAACTTCTAATGGTTGCTGAAGTCCATACGATCTCAATTCGAGCAATTCCTGATCTTCGTCATCGTTCAGCTTGGATAAGTCCAAGCCTGAATTGTCCAATATCCCTTTCCCGTCAGCATGGGTATATCTCGCAACCTTTACCGGGGACTCTGCGGCAACAGGAGGAGTAGCTTCGACCGGTGCAGGAGCAGTCTCAGTCGGAGCCTCCGGTAGCGGGGTCGGACGGGCGACCTTGGCATCAAGCCTGCGGGCCACTTCTTCATCCTGTGCCGCCCGGTAGTCTGATTCGTACCGATCCCCCGCCTCCTTGCCGACATTCTGCCTCAACGCCCCGGCCTTGCCACTGTTCACCGTGCGACCAAGGGCCTCGCCGGAACTGACGCCAGACTCGAAATCGTAACGACCCTCGCTTACAGGACGCTCGTGAATAGACCCGTCTGGCAGTTCCACAACAAGCGTGTCGCCGCGCTGCTCAACAACCCTCCCCTGATTGCTGGTGCCCGTTCTCGGCTTCGATGGGTCGGGAACCCAGACATTCACTACCGTCCCAGACTCCACTTGCTCCACGGACGGTTCCGCTGCCCTCTTATCGGCAATCTCCTGTTGTACCTGCACCTGCTCAGGACTGAGAGCAGGGTCTGGTGGGCCGGGGTGTGCGGCTGGAGCCTCTGTGCCCGTGACCTCATCCCGTGTCGGACCCAGATCCGGCTCGACCTCCGGTTCACCTGCCTTGATCCGGTTTATCTCTTGGACCAGGTTCCCCAGTATCGCGTTACGCTGGCTCTCGCTGTTCTCCCCCGTGGTGCCGACGATCTTCGAGTCACCGCGAGACAGCTTGGTCTTACCCGCAAGAGCCAACGCCTCCTCGTAGTTGTTCTTCGCGTAATACCTGCCCACCCATGAACGGCTCTCGGCCATGCCCTGAGCAAGCAGCGTTGTCCTGAAGGTATCGGCCAGCAGGGGACCAAGACGATCCGGGTGGGCGGCAGTCGGGTCCACGCCCTGCAACGTCCGGTTTGCTGCATCACCAACAGCGATGATCTCTTCCTCGGTGAGTTCCGCCATCCCGTGGATGCCCAAGTCCTTGAGAACCTTGCCCAAGGATTGCCTGACCACGCCACCGGCAATCTTCGACTCGAAGCCGCCAAGGCCAATCGCCGAAAAGGCAGCAGTCACGCCACCCTCGATGCCACCGGAAGTCACGACGTACCACGTCTTGTCCTTGCCGGTTAGGCCAGCCTGGTCCGCCTCGTATGCCGCCTCGCTTCCTCGGGACAACGTGAACCAACCAATGATTCCGGGGAGTCCAGCCGTGCCAGCCACACTGGCCTCGATCACCGAACTCGTGGCACCACGGAACGCCTGCCCCCACGGACCCGTGCCGAGAACCTCGCTGGCCGCTTCGTCCATCAGGTCCGCGTCACGGAGAAACTCGTGACCCTTCTCGTGCCACTCCTTCTGGGTTCGCTTGTCCTTCCACTGAACAAGACGACTGAAAGTAGCAACTGATCTCTTGGAGGAACCCTCCAGCGCAGCACCCACGTTCCCCAGAAACCTGTCACCCACCACCGGGCCATACATGTCGCTCAACTGCTGGTAGTATTCCTTGTGGTGACGCTTCGCCTCCTCGCGGTCCTTGTTCTTGAAATACGAACGGGCGATCTCCCTCGCCTCTCGACGCTCGAATGGCGTGTACTTGCCCAGCCATTCCTTGTACTCATCCGACTCCTTGTCTGGCTCAAGAAGAGCCTTGCTGAACTTGGACTTGAACTCCTTCAAGCCCTCAGCCACGGAAGGATCAACAATCAGACGCCCGTAGTTGTCAGAAACAGGAGACGGTGCCTCGATCATCCCGCCCGCAGGAGTCTCAGGCAGATCCTTCTGCCTGGCCTTCTTCATGATCACGTTGTCAGTCCAGTCCCTCCGGTCCAGACGGTCTTCGGGGGACTCGGGGTCCGGGTAACGGAGAACCTTCAGGGCCTCGTTCACCAGAACCTGGTGATCAACCTTCGGTGCCTCGTATGCCTCATCCGGCAGAGGCTCCGTGCCATAGATTGCATCAAGCTGGTCGTCTATCGACCTGAGCAGTTCTTCAGTCGGTGGATCGGCCATTGGTTAAAACTGCATCGAGGTTGGCATGTTTCTGTGTAGATTGAACAGTTTTTCAGTCGGTTGTCCGTGTTCGTCAGGCATGGCTCCCTAGTACCCACCCTACATCGGTGATGATGAACTGGGGCCAAACGACCAGGTCGAGCGTGTTCTCGGTGTCCCTGTTGAAGCCTTGGGTGCGGCGGGCTTGGGGTCACCCGATACCCTGATGAACTCCGTGGCGTCACGGAATTGCTGGATAGCCTCCGGGGGCCACTTCGTAAAGTCCGGGCCGTATCTCTGACCTATCGCCCTGCGGATCTGCTTGGCGTCATCCACCGACTCTGGAGCCATAGACTCCCGCCGCTGCTCACGCTCAATGTCCTGCAACTGATCCCGCAATGGAGGCTGAGGCGAGACAGGGGTTTCGACACGACCCCTATTCGGCCTCAGTTGCTCCAGTTCCTTCAGGATTCCAATGTTCCTGACAGCCTTCCCGGTGTCCTCCTGGTCCCGCTGCATTACACCACGGGCATCGGGACGCTTGGGTGGTGGCGACGAGAAGCCCATTCCTGTCCACCACTCCGCAGGAAGTTCAGACGGATCACTCACCCCAAACCCCCTAAGCCACTCGTCCATGAACCCTGTCCTCTTCAGGTAATCCATGTATTCCTGGTTGTTCACGCCCTGAGCAGAGTGTTTCTGCTGACTCCAGACATCAGTCTTGTCCTGAAACTCCTGAGCAGCGTCAATCGGATCGGGAGCGGGATCTTTGTCAACGCCATAGATCTGCTGCATGATTGCCTTGTTGTGTCGCTCCAACCCCCTCCTCGCGTTCAACCGAGCAGCCTTTTGCTGGTCAGTCAAGTCAACAGTCACGCCAAACTCAGTTGGCGGCTCGCTCAACTTCTCAATCTGAGACGCATTGCTCCTGTACTGTTCCATCAAGTCCATGTTCGGGTTATGGAACTCCACCCTAGGGGGACCACCCTTCGGGTCCAGAGTGACAGTCCGCAACGTGCCCAGAGGACCGGCGTCAGGATTCATCGGGGCGGTTCTGATCAACGCCTGAGTGACCTCCTCGTGGGTCTGCTGTCTGGACGAACGGTCTCCATGCCTCTGGACCCGATCCATGATGGAACGAGCCATCTTCTGCGCAGCTTCAGGCTTCAAACCCTTGTCGTTCAACCTTCTCTGCAACGACTGCATCTGCTGCTGAAACGCCGGGTTTGGCTTTGAGGCAGCCTCGGCGTCTGCAAGTCGGCCAGCAGACCTCGCCTGCAACGCCTCGGGGGACCAAGCCAGCCTGTGCGAACGAGCCTTCTCGCTGTTGGACGACCAGTCCATCAGCCTCTTCTGCCCCTCCTCCCGCGTCATGTACTTGGGGGCATTGACCACCTGGTCAGCAAACATCGGGTCATTGACGACGCCCGGACCATGCCTGCCGATCAGGTTGCTGCTGACCATGTCCTGAACGCGGGCACCATTTTCGTCCCACCACTGGACATCATCCAACCGCTTCTGGGCAAGCTGCTGCCCCCGCGCAGACACATGAGCGTTGACCATCCGCTCGCGGGATTGCATCTGGGCAATCGGCAACCCCATGTTGGCGAAACCAGTCGCGAACGCATTGGCGTTCATCTGCATCTTCTGCTGGTTGAACTCCGTCAGCCAGCGGTTGTACGAAGCCTCGCCAGCAGACTGGGCCATGCTGCCCAGCATCATCGCGTTAGGCTGATATTGTATTTGCAATGGCATTCAATCTACCTCTACGTCTTATCCGGCTACCATTCCCGTCGCCACGCCAAAAAGTTGCGAGATAAACGGGTTGCCAGCCACCGGCTGCTGTTGTCCCGATCCGCCAGCGACCTGACCGTGGATGATCTGGGCAATAGCCATTGGATCTGGTGGCGTACGCTGCACGCCCATGAACGCCTGCTGCATGATGTTGTTACTCATCTGCAACGATCCCAGCCTGCGGGCCAATTGCGTGTCATTGAAGTCACTGAACATCCGGCTCCTGGCCTGCTCCGTAGCCTGCATGGCAGAGGAGTATGCCGTACTCGTGTCGTAGCCACGGTCTCGGAAGTTGCCCCACACCTGCTCACCCATCTGCTGAGACCTTTGGATGATATCAGCATACTCCGACATCCCCATCATCCCGGTGAGCAGGCCCATTGTCTGGGCAGTCGTCCGCGCCTGATCCATACTTGAGGCAGCAATCTGCTCGTTCCTGAAGTTGGCATAGTCCGATTTGTTCTGCACGTCCTCCAGCATCGCGTAGGTTGTCCACTGCGGGAGGTACTGCTTGCGATCCTCCTCGGACAACTTGTTGATCTCGGCCAGGACATCCTCATCAGTCATGTCCGTCCAGCCATCATCTTCCCGGCCAGTCCTGAACGCGCCTTCCGTTTCTTCGGGAACGGCCCACTTGTTGATCAGGCGCAAGTGTTCGGAACCGATACCCATGATCCGATCCATCATGGATGTCTGAGGGTTCCAATCTGGATACGCCGCCTCCACGCCTGTCGTGCCGTAGGTGTACGGTGACAGTCCACCACCCGCGCTCGGAAGGAATCCGACACTGGTGGTCCGCTCAATTCCCGGTATCGGACCCACGGCACCAAGCGGTTCGTGGTATCCACCCGGCACATTCGGCTGCTGAAGTTGCAGGCCGGTGGAATACTCTCCACCACCAAGGGCCGTGTTCATGCTCGGTAACAACGACAGGTTGGTCTGACCGTAATTAGGGTTCAGGAAGGACATGAACGGGGAGGATGAACCGGGTTGGGCCGGAGTGTCACCGCCCATCCCGAACATATCTCCTATTGCTCCCCCAATATCACCAATGATGGGAATATCGACGTGAAATGGATTGTGGGTCATGCCTATCTCCTTACGGTGAGTCTTCTATCTCGACCGTGATTGAATCCATTGCCGAATCTGCCGCTGTAGTGGCCGCGACCATCGCCGCTGCCTGTGCATCCTTCAGGCTGTACGCTCGCATGATCTCACCGACGTAATCAAATATCTTCCCTATCGTGAATTCCTCGACGGTCTGGGGGTTCGGGATCGAGTTACCGTCATTGTCAAGAATGCTCGACTCGTACCCAAACGTATCCCCAAACGCCAGTGGACCCAACGTGTCCATCGCGTCTGGATAGGTGATCGTTGCCACCTTGCCCCAAGCTGTGAGTGTGATCTCAGACATCTTCCACCTACGATGCAGTCAGTACCGTTGCCATCCACTTGCCCGTCTCAATCCCTATGATCCTCAATCCGTTGTACTGAGTCCCAATCGTCTTGGTTGTGGACCCATCATGGAAGGTGTCGGTCCCCGCCCTGGAGACCGTGACCATGTTCATCATGTCGGAGTCCTTCCGGTAGATCTCAAACACACGCCCCTTGATCCACGCAGGGAGGGTGATCGTGACGCTGCCTGACGCGGCGTCAGCATAAATCACATGATCCGAAGCAACGAGAGTGTAGTCCGCAGTCTTGCCCAGCACCACATACGAAAGGCCGCCACGAACATCCAAGGTGGCCCGCGGGGAATTGGTGGAGACCCCTATCCGATCCGCACCAGCGTCAACAAACAATAGCTCCGAGTCGGTGTCCCCTTGGACTTGAAAGTCCGCACTGATCGTGCCGTTCGGGTTGTGGATGAACTTGCCATCCGAATCCATGCTGAGGCGGATGGTTGAAGACGAACCGTTGTGTGTCCTGAACTCAAGATCACCACCGCTGGCAGGATAATCAAAGATCAGGGTCTTGTTGGCATTGGTGTTTCGGAAGTTGAAGTTGTTTCCGCCGCTGGCAAGTTGAAACGTCGCGGTCTTTGCTGTGTCCCCGAGGGTGAAACTGGTCCCCCTGGCGATGAACCCGCCCTCCATCGTGATCCGGCCAGCATTGTTCACAACAAGCTGGTCTGCCCCGCCGGAGTCCTCAATCACCAGAACATTGCTGGTCTGGGTGCTGTGCGACTGGATTCGCAGTTGGTTCTCGTCAACAGTCCCGTCAATCACCTGCCCCAACGTGAAGGTGTTCGTCTCGTCCTCGTAAGCGATTGACGAGTTCAACTGTCCCTTGCTCGTGATTGTGACCTTGGTCGAGGTATGTGAAGCGATCTCACTGTCGCCAACCGCATTGGCCGCAATCTCACTTGAGCCAACAGCATCAGCAGCAATCTCACTTGAGCCAACAGCATCAGCAGCAATCTTTGCTGATGTCACAGCATCAGCGGCTAGCTCCGCCGTGCCGATCCCACCGTCGGCTACATCCAGCGTGCGGTCTGCCGTCAGATCACCGCCCCCGGTCAGAGATCCAGTGGTGTTGACCGCGCGAGTCTCCAGCACCACATCGGTTCCGCCAAGCTGCAAAGCGGTGGTCGCGTTGACTCCAGTTTCGTTTACGGTGAGACGATCTGTGAGCGTGTTGTTTACCATCACCGACAAACGAAACTCACCATCCTTGGTGGTACTCGTGACATCATTCGACTCGAACGTAAGTCGTGCAAACTCGGCCTGCGCCCCGTTGCTGTCGTCCAGATCGAAACTGATATACCCCTCGTCGCCATCAGCAGGCGTGGCCCGGTTCCCGCCGTGGATGATGGCAACCTGGTTGCTCGCGGCATCCGTGGTGTTCTGGATCGAGAGTGCTACACCGCCTTTGGTGGAGGTAAGGCGGGCACTGTCGGCTACCGTGCTGCCTCCAACAACGACATCATCACCCGTCTCAGTCGGGTGAATAACCGCGCCAAGGTCGGTCCACTCAGATGACCCGCCACCAGTTGTGTCAATACTGTCCTGAAGGTCATCCAGTGTCATGTACTTCCACAGTGACGCAGACTCGTCCCACAACAGAATCTTGTCATCGGTGGCGTCGGTTGCCTCGGTCAACTGACTGAGATTGATCGGGTCATCGACACTAAACGTGGTTCCAGAAAGGGCTAAGCCGTTGCCCGCCGTGTAGGTTGACTCAATGGTCAACGTGTCACCGAACATCGACGTGGAGACATTGGCCCCCCCGGCGATTGTCAGCGTGTCGCCAGGGGTCATCCCTGTCGAGCCGGTGTCTCCTGCCACCGTGAGGTCGGAAACCACGAAGTCCATGTCGTTCGTAGCATCCTGGTACGTCACCGTAATCCCTGTCTTGGTCCCTCCGGTCGCGACCAACGCCCCTGCAAAGTCCTCGACTTGCTCTTGAGTCAACTGGGTGTCAGCGGTCATGTCATCGACCACTAGGTCGATTGTGCCATCACCGTCTTCGTATGTGGCTGAGATTCGTGTCTCGGTATTCGATGAAAACATCGCGCCAACAATATCTTGAACCGCCTCTGTCGTTAGCTGGGTATCAGCGGTCATATCGTCGACCACCACATCGATGGTCCCGTCGGCGTCGTCGTAGGTGACCGAGACTCTAGTCTCCGTGTTGCTGGAGAACATCGCGCCAACAACATCCTGCACCTGCTCTTCGTTCAGGCCGCCCCCCGACATATCATCCACAACCAGATCAATCGTTCCGTCGCCGTCTTCGTAGGTCGCGGAGATTCTGGTCTCGGTGTTTGAGGAGAACATTGCCCCAACGATATCCTGAACAGCCTCAGTCGTCAGAGGCTGGGTGTCAGCCGTCATGTCGTCGACCACGAGATCAATCGTCCCATCGCCATCCTGATAAGTGGCAGAAATCCTAGTCTCGGTATTGGACGAGAACATTGCACCGACAATGTCCTGAACTTGCTCGGTCGACAACTGGGTGTTGGCGGTCATATCGTCGACAACCAAGTCAATCGTTCCGTCGCCGTCTTCGTAGGTCGCGGAGATTCTGGTCTCTGTGTTCGACGAGAACATCGCCCCCACGATGTCCTGAACAGCCTCGGCTGTCAGGTTCGTATCCAGATCATCGACCACCACATCGATGGTCCCGTCTGCGTCCTGATACGTCACGGTGCAGCGTGTCTCGGTGTTCGATGAGAACATCGCACCGACAATGTCCTGAACTTGTTCGGTCGACAACTGGGTGTTCGCCGTCATGTCATCGACAACCAGATCGATGGTCCCGTCGCCATCCTCGTAAGTCGCTGTGATTCTGGTCTCAGTGTTGCTTGAGAACATTGCACCGACAATGTCTTGGACCGCCTCAGTAGACAACTGAGTGTTGGTATCGGTTGACGTGATAGTCAGTGTGCCCCCCGACATATCCGTTTCGACATTCGTCCCGCCCGCGATGGTGAGCGTGTCACCCGGAGTGATACCTGTCGAACCGATGTCACCCGCTACGGTCGTGTCAGAAACCGTGAAGGTGAGGTCGTAGGGGTCAGCATCAGATCCAGTAGAGACATCAGTCCAGTTGATGTCGATTCCACCGCCCTCGATAAACTTGACCTCCTTGTTCTCGGTGATCGTGACCTCAGTGCCGTCGCCATCCTCAAGGACGAACCCCGCACCCATCGTGTTTGTGTCAGCGGTCATGTCATCGACCACCAAGTCAATCGTGCCGTCGCCATCCTGGTAGGTCGCTGCGATGCGGGTCTCAGTGTTCGACGAGAACATCGCACCGACAATGTCTTGAACCTGCTCGGTCGATAACTGCGTGTTGGTGTCGGTCGAGGCTATCGTGATGGTTCCGCTGCCATTTGTGATGCTGACATTGCTTCCAGCCGTCAGGGTTGCCTTGGCGAGGGTGTTTCCGATGGTGTTGCCAATGAGCAACTGGCCGTTGGTGTAGGTGGTTTGTCCTGTTCCGCCATCACCGACAGCCAGAGTGCCCGTAATCGACAATGCGCCGAGATCAACTGCCAGTTCGTTGTTGACCCCTTCAATAACCACTCCCCCATTTGCCTTGAGGTCAGTGCTGAAAGTAGTTCCTGAGAGGTCAAGGCCGTCTCCCGCTGTGTAGGTGGTGTTGGTCGAGGCTATCGTGATCGTGTCACTGGCCTCCGTTGTGGTGATCGTGACATTCAACCCTTCCGCCAAGGTCAGAGTGTCCGTCGTCGTGTCAGCAACGATATTGTCTTGTCCCGAGACTGATATGGTCTTGAACGAAAACTCGTTCGTCTCACCACTCACCGCCTGCCAACTGCAAGTCCCGTCACCGTCCTCCCTGAGAAACTTGCTCCCTCCGGCTTCACCCGTTGAGGAAAGTTCTGTTCCTTCAAGGTTGCAGGTGAATGTGAGGTCGTAAGGATCGGCATCAGATCCAGTAGACGTATCAGTCCAATTGATGTCGATCCCCGTGCCTTCTACAAACTTGACCTCCTTGTTCTCGGTAATGGTGACTTCCGTTCCATCACCGTCCTCGAGAACAAAGCCTGACCCCATCGTGTTGGTGTCAGCGGTCATATCGTCGACCACCACGTCGATAGTCCCGTCTGCGTCGTCGTAGGTGACCGAGACTCTAGTCTCCGTGTTGCCGGAGAACATCGCCCCAACGATATCCTGAACAGCCTCAGTCGTCAGATTCGTATCCAAATCATCGACTACGACATCAATCGTGCCGTCGCCATCCTGATACGTCACGGTGCAACGAGTCTCGGTGTTTGACGAGAACATTGCGCCAACAATGTCTTGGACTTGCTCGGTCGATAACTGGGTGTTGGTGTCGGTCGAGGCTATCGTAACCGAGTCTGCCGCCGCGTCAGTGGTGATTGTCACATTGGACCCGGCCACGAGAGTCAGCGTGTCCGTGGTAGAGTCTGCAACCACGTTGCTCTGGCCTGAGACGGCAATCGTCTCGAACAGATTCTGACTGCCCCCGGCAGCAGCAGTCTCCCATGTCGCCAACCCCGCCGCATCGGAGGTCAGAACCTTGTTCAGGGCAGGAGAACCGCCCGTGATCTTCACCTGGCCCGCTACCTCCAGCAACGCGCCCGGAGCCGTAGTCCCGATTCCCACGTTCCCGTCAGCGTCTATCCGCATCCGCTCACTGGGACTGCCGGATGTCTTCGCCGTCCTGAACAGAATCCTCGCTGGCATTGCACCGCCACCAGCATCCGAAGGCGTGCCATCTGCCTCGAATTGAATCCTCGCTCCCGTCAGGTACTCGTTCGTTGTGCCCACGAAACCCCGACCGTCGATGTTCAACAACACGTCGTCGTCCACAACCGCCGCCCTGGCGGTGTACGTCCCCCTCGACTTCTTGCCGATCACCGAACCGGCGTTCACCGTCTCCTGTATCCGCTCAAGGGTGATCCCTGCACCGGCCACTTCTCGGAGGACATGAAGTGCCGTGTCAGGCTCGTTGGTCCCGATTCCGAGTTCCTTCAGGACCGAATGGTCTCCGGCAAGGTTCGCCATGCCACGACGCATCCTCGACACGGATGACCCGTTGGGAACCCTCGGCTGCTCAAAACCCCTGTTGGTGACTGCCATCAGAAGATCCTCGCAGACTTGCGGGCCGTGAGTTCAAGATCAGCCTCAGCCCGCTCCATCACCCAACGCTGCGCCACCGTGCTGTTGCCCAATTTCAGGTAGATCGCATGGGAAATAGCCTTCCGACGCTCCGACACGTTGCGGCCAGGAACAAAGGTTGCCGTGTAGTGTGCCGTGGTCTGGGCATACGCATCCTCGGCATTGTCGCCGATGAACACGCTCGCAGCCACGTTGCTGGAGTTCTTCCCCACCTGAACCCGTAGCTCATTCATCTTCACCAAGCCAAGGTTCTCCGACACCAGAGGGCCGAAGTAGGCGTAGCTGTCAATCGCCGTGCCGTCGTCATCAGAGGCCGTCAAGTCCCACTTCCGCAGGAATCCGTCCCAACCGCCAAGCAACACCACCCGGTCATTCGGGTCCAGTCCGTCCAGCACATGCACTTCCTTGGGATTGTGGACGTACTCGCTGTTGGTCGTTGCTTCAAACTTGTCCAGCCACCACGACTCGGCACGGATGTCGTAGAAGTAGTGGGTCGCCGCGTCGAACGGGTTCAAGGGCGTGATGAAGACATGCAGACCCTGCTCGCGCTCGTTCCACACCAGACGAATAATGTTCTTGTCCAAGTCAATCGTACTCAGACGCTCCTCGATGGAACCCACCGTGATCTTCGTCATGCCCTGGCCAAGAGCAAAGCGGTACACGCCGCCCCGCGTGCCGAAGAAGTAAATTACCCCGCCGGAATCACGACACCACGGACGGCCCCACGGCATTCCGATACCATCCACCACGTTGTCGATCCGGCCACCCAGCATCGGGTCACCAGTCATCTGCCAGATGCTGTGGTCGCAACCCCACACCAGGATGTCGTCGTTCACCGGGATCATGCACCGGATCACGTCGGGACTCTTTCCGGCAGGAGCGTTCACACCAGACACCGCCTGAGTCTCGGTGAGGACGTTGGGCGTGTAGTTCCAGTCGTCGGCGTCACCCTGCTTCGACATGTAGTATTCCTGCGGGTCTCCCTCCACACCCGCCATCACGATCCGGCTGCGCCAATTCTCGATCAGGGTGGGCTTGCGGCCATTGCTGTCAGCCGGAAGAGTCCCCGCTGTCGGACTCCACGCCGCCACCTTGTTCGTCGCCGCATCGTAATACTTGTTGTTCAGTCCATCCGTGAAATACAACTTTGAGCCTAGCTGGGCAGCGAAAATGACAGCACGGCCCGGATCAAGGGCAGGAGTTCCAGTAGAACCACCGCCGTCCGCAAGTGCGTACCAACCATCAGCATCGAACTCCTTCACCACGCCACCGGCAACACCCAACTGCTTGGTCTGACGGACTGACAGGCTGTTCTGTGGATTGAATTGGTAAATCGAGGCACACGACGCACCCGTCTGAACATTGTCGCCGTCGCTGATAATCCAGTCGTCAACCACCGGCTCCGCTTCAGTCACCCTCGCCACGTTGTTCGAGGCGTTGTTTCGGAACAGGCGGAAGCCACCCTTCTCGTCCTGGTACACGTTGTTCCAGTTGGTGATACTGTGAGCATCCGAGTCGTTGATCTTTGTTCCGTCCGAAATGCTCACCGTGGCAAATGATTTACCTCCTCCGTAAACATTTCCACCCACCACGCCCAGTCGTGTGCCGACGTAGTCATACGCCAACGCACGGCTGGTTCCCGCATTGGTCTGCTGCCATTGCTGCGTGCCCACGCTGTTCATCTTCGTCACGACGTAGGTGAACGATCCCGTGCTGTACCGGGACAGGCAGTAGAAGTTGCCGTTCTCGTCCACGGCAAGAGACAATTCCTCGTTGTTCGTGTGGGCCGTGGTTGAGCCGGTGCCGTACGGCTGTAATTCGCGAGCGTACATCTGCAACCCGTTGTCCAGATTGATCGCCTGAAGACAGATGCGACCGTCGTGGGCCAACTTGAAGTCACCACCCGTTGCCGTGGACGAGAGCGTCACAACCTCTGCCGTGTCACCACTGCCCTCGGTTGTCTTGGTGATCGTCAGGCTTCCACCCGTCAGGTTGTCCGAATTGATCAGGAACTCGACAACATCCTGGTTCACCTTGTCCCCCTTGAAGGTGACCACCACGTCATCCGTGTTCAACGGCCCACCCGTAACGCCGACGTTGCTGGTGGTCAGATGAGCCATCGCCACGATGGCCGTCTCGATGGAAGCAGCCGAGTCGTTCCAGTTGATCGCATTGCTGGTAGTCGTGGCTACCGCTGTGGCCCCGCTGTTGTTGTAGCACAGCATCGCCAGCATTCCGTTACCGGCCACGAACGGATTGGTGATGTTCGCGGTCTCACCACTGCTGGGGTAGAAGTCCTTGTGATCAGTAGTGCCTTGATCCTCGGACAACAGCCAGTAATCTGACTCAGTCCCGTTGCCGCTGGTCGTCTCTCGCAACTTCCCATCGGAAGTCTTCACCCGGTAGATCGCCTCGCCGGTCACCCCGCTGATGTTTCTGGCCCAGACGTAGACGTAATCACCAAACACAACCAGACCGGCCACCTGGCGTGTCGCTGAACTCAGTTGAACCGAAGGCGAGTTTGCATCCGTCCAGTCCCACGAATCAACACCAAGGGCGTTGGTCTTCCGCATGATCAACTTGTCTGCGGAAGACACGCAGGCGGTATACAGAAACCCGTCACGACCCCATTGGCCCAGTTGGTACGTCTCGGTTACGTCGCCCAGAGAGGAGCCAATGGTCCCAAGGTTATCCACAACTGCAAACGACCCACCCGTATCCTCACGGATTACCGCATGACCACGGCCTGAGAGTGGCGTGAACTCCGAGTAGGCCAACTGGTGAATCGTCTGGATCGACGTACTCGCCGTGTGCGCAGTCGAGACGTACTTCGCCAGTCCCGCTCGCTGACCACCACGCGCCCTGCCGCTCGCCTTCGAGTTCCCGCTGGAAGGATCAGTCGAATTGGCCGGGAAAGAACGGACGTTCTGAACGTCCACGGATGTGCCGCGAGGCTGGTCCTCGTAGCCATACGTCTCGTTGAGTCCCTTCACCGGAAAGGGAAGTTTTACGCTTCGCCTTTTGGGAGGCATCCGTCTTCTCCCTAGACATACTTCTTCTTGCCGTCTGCAAGGTAGTAGTGTTTCGTCTTCACAGACCAGTCCACAGCCATCTTGTACCCGGCATTGTGGACAGCCAGCCCCCACGACTGATCTACATAATGCACCCCCTCATGCTTGCGATCCACGCCCAAGGACTTGATCACGGGCGTCTTGGTCAGCCAGCACCCAAGATGACTGCTGCCGATAATCTCGACCCCAAATTCCTTCTCCTCTACAACACGCACCACACCAGTCTCTGGCTGAAAGTTTCCACCAACCTGGTACGTCCTGCGAAGATGCCACAACACCGGATAATTATCACATTTCCTGCGGTTGTTCATAGAACCCACAACAGTCGCAAGATCGTCTCTCGATTCAGCCAAAGCGTGAAGCGTCTCGTAGGAACCCTCTGGTATCTCCACGTCGTCCTCGACAATCATCGTGTATGGCAGATCAGCGATCTCTTCGTTGAGGAGACGCTTGTAAACCGCCCACACCCTCGCATCAACCGTCAAGGCGTCATCAGTCACGTCAATCGTACTGGGAGGATTGTGATCCACCAGAAGAATATAACTGTCGAACTTCTTCTTCACTATTTCCGATAACTCAGCAGAGAACTCGTGATCACAAGAATTGTCGTAGACCACATAGTGAGCCTCGGAGATAGGAAGCCTGTCGATTCCTCGAAAGTAATCGTCAAGACAAAAACTCTTCCCAGAGAACGGGGTCACAAGGTTGAAGGTCTTTCCAGACAGCGAGAGCCTCTCTCCCACAACCTCAACCAGTCTCGGATCGTGACCAGGTGTCGTGTGGATTGAGGCCAGTCGAGCATCCTGACCAGACATCGAATACGCCGGAACCATCCGCCTGTGGCGTATCGAGAACTCAGGCTCAGACGATACAATCTCCACTGTTACCCCTTCAACGTGACAATGCACGTCTTGGCGTTCGTCGCTGCAACCATCCGAAAATGATTTGCCCCGAACAATTCGTCAGGCAGCGGATACCCCTTGTTGATTTCCGCCGTGATCGACACCGCCGTGCCCCCGCTGTCTTCAAGAGCGTGGTACGTCCCGCCCTTCTTGTCGGAGACCTCGAAGGTGATGTTTCCAATTGCACCCGTGACGTTGGGGACGTACACCACGCCACCAGCGTATTCCGAGAAATCGACCTCCGTGGAGGACGTGTTCGTAGTATCCACCACGACACTCGACAGGGTGGTAGACCACCTGTGAATTCGCTTGGTCATGCCTCACCCCCTTACGCAGACGTTACGGTGACCGTCTGGGTTTCAGTGGCCAGAGGAACGACGATCCATGATGTCCCGTCACACACGGCACGGAAGCCGCCACCGATCTTCTCATTCGTCGTGGAAAACTCGATCTTGTCGGCGGTCAGATCGTTGAACACCACGAGTTCCTCGTCCTGACCGGCAATGATCAAGTCCTGGTCGGCCACCGCGTAGAACTCCACGATGCCCCCGCTGGAGTTCGCAGCCTTGGGCAGCGTGAAAGTCACGCCAGCCGCCGCGCCACGGGTCGTGAAAATACTGTCGAAGTCACCGGCAACCACCGTGTAATCGGCGGTCTTCGCCTTGATCTCACGGGCCGATTGCAACAGGCGAAGTACGTTCTTGCTACTCATGTCTCGTTCCTTTTGACATCGTGAAGGATGGTCCGGTTCCCCGACATGGGGCAGGGACTCTCACCCTGTACCAACCGGAAGGCTACTCGTTCTTGTAGGTCACCTGACCACTATACAGGAATTGGCGGTTCCGGTTGAACACCGGAATCCCATCAGAGTCATCACCATTGTACCCAAGATGCTCGGCCCGGTTGTCCTTCGTGTCGAACATGATCGACGACACCAGCGACTCCTGAAACCTCGCGAACATCGGGCCACGCTCGTCATCCAGTCGCCGCTCGGCCTCGGACAGGCACGAGTACAGGATCGTCTCGGAGTGATCGCTTCCCCCGTACAGGTAATCCGTGCCGGAACTCGGCTTGTTCGGTCGGACCCGGTAGCGGTACGTCACCGTCGCGGACGACGTGATCGGGGGCCAGAAGAGAACCTCCTGCCGTGTACCCGTCGCCTCGGCAAACACCTTCGGACGAATCGCTGCGAATTGCGGATCGCCTCCCGAATAATTCTTGTATCGGTCCCTCTGTCGTAACTCGCGAATGCGAGCCTCGCCCACCACCTGGCAGGTGTACCATGCGTTGTCTGCCTGAGCGAATGTGAACGGTCCCAGAACCCTCCCGAAGTCATCCGGCAAGTCATAATCATCCTGATGCAAGTCATACGACGCACCAGCAGACACATCAGACGCAGAACTCGTGTCGTCCAGTGTCAACTGCGTGTCGCTGTCTCTGGTGGCAACCGAGTAATCGGTGCCGCTGATCTCGATCATTCCTGCCGCTGCCCACGCCGGAAACGTACCGCCAACTAGCGTGACAACACCACTGGAAGCCGTAATCGTACCCGTCGTGTACGGGGCGTTGATTGAGAGGGTCGTCACCGGCATCAGGAAGGACCAGTCGTGGACCGATCCACCGACCGGGGGCGGCTTGTAGAATTGACGCAGGCCGGAATACACGACCCGGTCCACAAGTGCCTTGCGGTTGGCGTCACTCTCCCCGGAGTGATCACCGTCACCGCCGTACAGGAACTCGTAGACCGCGTCCCGCAAGTCCTCGAAGGACAGGCTCAGTGTGGACTCGGCCATTTACACTAGCTCGCAGACTTCGTGGAACTTCTCTGGCTGGATCAACTTGCTCTCGCCGTCGACCTCAACCTTGTAAAACCCCCTCGGGCCACGGCCAAGAAAGGTGCCTTCGCTCCCGTTCAGGAGGAACCGACGCCCCGCGTCCTCCTTCGTTAGCTTTTGCCCCGAACCTGGACTCGCCACCCGTGGGGGCGGATCGAACGCGAGGGCAAGGATCAGGGCCAGCACGCTTGTGGGAAGGTCCGCTGGCCCGTTTCCCATGTCAGACAGACGCCTGACCTTGACATACAACTTCTCAACAGCGGGGGGAAGAGGCCCGCCGTTCATCAATTCCATGCGCTCCCGCGTCCGTTCGTCCATTTACTTCTTCTTCTTGGAGGCAGGCTTCTTCTTCGGCTTCTCGACCGGGTCGAGACCACACCGGATACCGGCCAGTGCTAATGCAAGATCGGAACCGCAGGCATCCAGAACGGCAGCGTACTTGTCGCCGTATGACTCAAGTCGCTCGCTGCAACTGCCAAAGACCGACTCGGCCTTCTTCTTCGCTTTGTCGTCCATGTCTTGTTCCTTGTGAGGACGGCTTTCGCCGGGGAGGGTCCGTGAGGAAAAACCCTCCCCGGCGTCAACCCGCGAGGACTCAGTCCGACACACCAGCAGCGAAGAACCGACCAATGTCCAGAACCGGGGCACCATTGCCCTCAGCCTTGGTCCCAATCACCGCGTACCCGCTGGCAATCGTCGGCATGGTGTCAGTCGCCACTTCGGTGTCATCAACAAAGAGACGAACAATCCCGTCGCCACGATTCACAATCCCGATCTTGGTGGCAGTGGCGGCAGCCACGTTGCTGCCAGAATCCTTGATGCGGGCCGCTCCCGAATCACCACGGGTGGCAATCAGGAGACTCCCGGCATCATACGACACGCTGTCGGAATCAGTCTCGTCTCCACTTTTGTCACGGTCGATGTAAACACCGACAGTCCCTGCCGCAATCGCACCAGATCCATCCTGAGAGTCAACCAGGAAGCCCCCGTCGCGAGCAGCCGAGAAACCAACAAACACCGCGTTGTCGCTATCGGCAATGCTGTCGATGTTGATTGACCCCTCAACGGCGAACCGACCGGACAGGGACAACTTGACCCGGCTGGAAAGGACCGCCGCGTCCTCAGCCACACTGCCAGCCGTGAGATCAATGGCGAAGTTGGTGGAGTCCCAAGACGCTGTCCCCTCGCCAACCCTGTCGTCTTCCGAAATGTCGTTGATGTTGAACGGGTCAACCATGAACATTTCGCCGCCCAAGCCCACGAGGGCATTCTTGACCGGGAAGTTGCCCCAGATCACTGGAGACAGGCGACCGGCGTTCACAACGCCTTTGTGCTGCATTGAACTTGTCATCGTAAAGCCTTTCTGATGCTGCCAATCTCAGACAACCCCTCCCCCCGCATGGCAGCGATGGCTGGGGGGGAGGGAACGTGTCAGTCAAACTACTTGGACAGAACGAAGTTCCGACGCCGGTCAAGGCAGCAGAACTGGTATGAGCAGTCAGTGTACTGCGTGATCGTTCTGTGGTGCAGCGGGTGCGGAGTTACCTTCGTCTCCTTCATGTACTCGCCGCTCAGGAAGGCAGGCTTGAACACCGACCAGTTGATCCCGTAGACCGGGTTGGTCGTGTCAGTCGTGCCACTGTTGTTGTCGAACCACGGAACCCAGACAACAGGAGTGCGACGGAAGACGGTCAGCCCATCTTTGCTAGCCACGTCATTCCCCAAATTGTCGTTTTGCCCCTCAAGCAATTCCTCCAACGTGCCCAACACCGTGTAGTCGGTGTAGAAGCCGTAGTCGGAATTCATGTTGCTGAAGGGACCGTCAACAGGAGGACGGAATTCGGTCTTCGTGGCAGCTTCACGCCACTTCTTGATCAAATCGCCCTTGCTGACCTCGCTGTAGTTCGCAGACCAGTTCTTCCACCTGGTGTAGGTGGTTGCACTGATTCCGCCAACGTCCGAGAAGCCTGCCGGGTGACCGCCGTTGAACCCGGTCGTCGCGTTGTAGACGATCCAGTACGGGACACCGTAGGGCTTCAGGGAATCGGAAGACGAATCCGGCTTCGACCAGAAGTTCGTTTCCATCACTTCAGCCAAGTCGGTCATCGCATCGACGCGACTCGTCTGGAGCAGATTGACCAGACGGGCGGGCGAACGGTTCATCGAAATGATCCGCTCTTCCAAGGCCCAGTGGGTCTCGGTGTGACGCCAAGGCACATTGCCCGTGGTCTGGGTGTCAGCGGTCGTCGGGTTGTCGACCTCGTTCAACTTCACGTTGCGAGCAGCGTTGTTGCTCAGGACGCGGACATTGAACTGGTAGCCGTAGCCCGAACCGAACTCGACCTTCTTCTGCTTCAAAACCTGCGGCAACGCAATGTGACGCTGGTTGTCAACAACAATGTCAGCCCACGTCGTCTTCTCAAGATGACGAAGGGTAGTGGTTACGAGATCAGTGTAATCGTCGCCTTGGTAAGGCATGGATTACTCCCTTTCTTTTTATGCCATCAGGCAAACTCGTCCTGGCCCGTAAAGGTGCCATTTTGACGATGCCATTCGGCTGCGGCCCTGACTGCGGCTTCCTGCCCAGACACCGGGGACTCCTCCTGCTGCGTCGGCTTGGCCGTGGCCTGCGACGCATTCTTCCGGGTCTTCTCGGAAACATTCCTCAAAGCCTGATCCTTCATTTGAGTTCCATACAACGTGTTCACAGCCTGATCCACAAGCTGCTCCAAGGGCGGAACCTGTTGCCCCTGAGTCATGTAGCCGTGCCCCTGGCGAGCAATCTCATTCGCCACTGAAACACGGTTCATGGCCGATTCCTGCTCAACATCACTGAGCCGTCCTCGACCGAAAATCTCTTCGCTGTAACTGTTCAGGATGCTGTCGACCTCACGGCCAGTCGTCTCGGCCTGAAGCCGCTGCTGCTGCTGGTGCATCGCGCCCAACATCGCCTCCATCTGGGTGAACCGCCAGTTCGCATGGTTGTTCATCGCGACGATGTTCTCGTCGAAATCATCGGGAGACTCGAAGGCGAAGTTGCCGACAGGGGGCGCACCCTGCTGGACCGGCATCTGACGCTGCTGCATTCCCTGAGCAACACGACCGGCAACCTGGTCAAAGCTGTCAGGATCGCCGAACGCCCGAACCTGCTCGGGAGTCATGCCCAACGCCGCGCCCATAGCGTACTGGTCGTTGCGGAACCCTCCATCATCATCGGCAGGGGCTTCCCCGACAACAGCCTCCTCCTCAGTCTCGGTATCAGAAACAACCGGGTCTTCAAATACCGGCTCCTCCTCCACGATATCCTCGGGAGAGGACTCCACCACTTCCTGCTGATCAGCAACTGTTTCTTCTGGCATCACTTCTTCCCCTTGTGGTAACTCATTTTCTTCCCGGTCTTTTTGGCGTACCGCTTCGCAGCAGCCTTACCCTTCTTCCCATACGAGAACTTCTTCTTGCCAACTTTAGGCATCGCATCCACCAATAAAAATACGTTTATGCGTCTCTGGTGTCAAAAAAAACTACCCCACACCATCCTTGTTGTGCAGTCCAATCGTTCTCAGGTACGCCCTCTGCTGGCGATGACTCGTGAAATGCGGCCTGCCGTGATGATCGAAGTCTATCGGGAATCCATGCTTTCGGGCATGATCCTCCGCTGCCGCACGGTCCTTGGGATGAACTGCCGCCCCCTCGGAGACGATCACCTGGCCGGACTCGTAGGGCTTGCGGATGTTTCCCGACCCCTTGGAACCCTTGATGAATTCCTTTCGGTCGACCTCTTGTCCGTTGATCCTGTAAACGACTGTCATGGTGGGGGCGGATCTCCCGGCCTTGGCAATACTGGTGCGGCTGGACGCAGAACACCTGGCCACCAAGACGGCGGCGTCCCCGTTGGCGGCTGGGGGGTTCCAACAGGAATATTCGGTTGTCCGTAACCGGGAATGTTCTGGCCCGGCATACCGGGACTCATATTGCTAGGCCCAACCGGGAGACTGGGGTCGTAGGGTAATTTCCCTGCACCCGGATAAACTCCCCCACCCTGCGGGTAGCTGCCCGGAAACCAGTTTGCATGAACACCGGCTCCAAAGTTTTGAGCCGCACGCCACGCATTCTGAGCCGCCACATTGGCTTCGTAGAGTGCGATAGTCCCTGCTGCCGTTTTCACTCTCGGACTGACAGTGGGAATGACATCCCCGACACCCAGATTGCCAACAGTCGTTTGCGGAAAATTGGGATTCCGGCCCAAGTGCGGACCCGAACCACCAATCGGCAAATTGCCATATGCGTTTTGAACCGCACTGTTAGACGGAGGAGGAGTCATTCCCGCTGCTACCTGTAACGCCTGCCACGCCGCAGCGAACGGAGTCTGTCCCGTTGACGGAATGGAAGGATCGAATGTTCCTCCCATAGGAATGGACGGTAACTGGGGTACGATTGGCCCCGAAGGAATCCGGTTTCGGTTTCCAGGGAAACCGGGACCGGGAAGTTGCTGATTCGGATTGAGGGGGACACCCGGAGCAGGAAAACCCGGCATCCTTACGCCGGGATTCTGAACGACTGGTGGAACACTGGGATAAACCGGCAGCGGTGGAAATCCGTAATCAGCCATTGTTTTTGTTCCTAGTAGCTGCGACTCCACGTCGTCGGATAAGGAGGAGCCATGATTGTTCCTTCTACGGCCTAAGGGGCAAGGAAGACCCCGCCCCTGTCGAACCAGGAATGCTTGGATAGTAGGGCGGAACCGCACCAATCGCCGGATTCAAAGCGGGTCCGATTGCGGGATCGGGTCCGGGCGGGGCCATGAG